AGCCAATGGTGGCCCATCATGGGAAACAACTACAACTGAAGTCTTAGAGGCTTTGGGTGTTGATGTAGTTTTAGAAGGCCCACAAGCAACTGGTGGCGACCATTACCAATACTCTCAAGCCTCGGGTGTTGAGCAAATTGATGGCAAGTGGTACACAAAATATGTGCTTGGCCCAATCTTTACTGATGGCGAAACAACTGCCGCAGAACAAGAAGCCGCTTATAAAGCCATCAAAGACGCTGAACAAGCCTCTGAGGTGCGTAAAAGCCGTGGTGACAAGTTGGCAGATAGCGATTGGACACAAGTGGCTGATGCGCCTGTGGACAAAGCAGTTTGGGCTACATACCGCCAAGCCTTGCGTGACATTACAGCGCAAGAAGGCTTCCCTTGGACAGTAACTTATCCTGACAAGCCATGACACAAGAAGTCACCCACGCCCAAATCTACGAAAGACTGCTTGAAGTAGAAACTAAGGTAGATACCATCGACAAGAACACAAGTGGTCTTGTAGAGGCTATAAAGGCTGCCAATGGTGCTGTAAAGGTTCTCAATTGGATAGCATCCATTGCCCAACCTGTTTTATGGATTGGTGGGTTAATTATTGCTGCTGGCGCTATCTGGCAAACGTGGCTTAAAAAATGATGGATTGGCTAGAAGCTATTGTTGCTCTAGCCTTTCTTCTTTGTTTTGTTATGGTTTGCGGTCACATTATCCTTTGGGCGATGCCGTGAAATGGCTAATAATTCTGCCAATATTTTTAACATTGTTGGAATCTAGCCAAGAAAAGAAAACTGAATACCGATGTGTGCGGTGGGCGTGGACGGGTGATGTTTATAACCGCAAAGTTGTTTGCCTACAGTGGGAAAAGGTTGTACGGAGATGATTGATCCAGTAACAGCGTTAGAAGGACTACAAAGCGCCATTGGATTAGTCCGTAAGGCGGCTAAAGTAGCCAACGATTTAGGCGGCTTGGCGGGCGTTATTGGAAAACTTTTTGATGCCCGTAGCCAAGCAACCAAAGCAATGGTCGAGGCTAAAAGGTCGGGCAACAAATCAAACTTTAGCGTTGCAATGCAAATAGAAAATGCGTTGATGCAAACGGCAAAACTAGAGGCTGAATTGGTTTTGCTTTATATGCAGACGGGCAACATAGACGTTTGGAATAAAATCAAAGCTAGAGCTGCTGAGATGGACAGGGATGACGCTATTGAAGCCCGCAAAGCCAAAGATGAAGAAAAAAAGCGCAAAGAGGCCGAGCAAGAGCAAATGGAGTGGGCTGTCGGAATTGTGATAATTGTGATGTTTATTGGTGCTATTGGTTGGGGAATCAATGAGATTACCGAGATGTGTCCCAAGACAGGGTGTGGTCGGTGAATGAGTACCAAAAACAGTTTGACCTTTTTCTTAAAGTTTTTGTGCGGTTGTGCATTGCATGGTGGGTGCTTGGACTGCTCCGTTTCCTGCCAGATGAATTGGCTTCAAAAATTGTCAATAAACTACTTGGGATGATTGGACTATGAGCGACACAAACGAAAAGCACGCTTTAATTGAAAAGGTAGCGTTTGCTATCCTACCAATTCTGTTTACTTGTGTTGTGTACTTGATGAATTCACTTTCCCACTTGTCGCATGAAGTGACTGTTCTTAACAACAAAATTAGTTTGGTTGTTACATCAGACAACAAACAAGCTACCAACACGGGTGCTGAGTTAGCCCGTGAAAAACTGCGTCAAGACTTGGAAAAAGAAATTCAAAAGAACCGTGACGACATCATGCACAATCGGCAAGACATTGCTGTTATTTACGAAAAACTGGGGAAAAAATAATGTTAACGCTACTTTCAACCATCATTTCTTTTTTAATGGGTGGTTTGCCCAAGTTGTTGGATTTCTTCCAAGCTAGACAAGACAAAGCGCATGAGCTTGCTTTGGCTCAAATGCAAATAACCCGTGAGCTTGAACTAAGGAAAGCGGGTTTTGAAGCTCAAGAACGTATAGAAAATATCCGTTCTGAACAACTAGCAACTGAAAGCGCTGCCAATACTGCTCAAGTTTTGATGGGAGCGCAACAAGCGGAAATGCAAGCTATTTACGCACACGACACATCATTAAATGAAGGCACTAGCCAATGGATGAAAAACCTTAGAGCAAGTGTTCGCCCTGTTATCACTTATGGCTTTTTCTTTCTATTGGTGTTTGTGGATATTGGGGGCTTTTGGTATGGCTATTACACAAGCGTGCCTTTTAATGAGTTGCTTGATATGTTGTGGGATAACGATACCCAAGCACTCTTTGCCTCAATCATTGCTTTTCACTTTGGCGGCAGAGCCTTTGGCAAATGAACGTCAGCCCTAAAGCCATCAAAATGATCTCACACCACGAAGGTGTGCGGCAGGCTCCGTATAAATGTCCAGCAAAACTTTGGACAGTGGGCGTTGGGCACGTCATGTTTCCCGAGCAAGGAAAACTCAAGATAGACCAACGTGATGCGTTTACACCCCCTCAAGAGGCCATGCGCAAGTACAGCATGGAGGAAGTTGAAGAAATACTTAGGTTTGATCTTGCTAGGTTTGAGAAGGGAGTGGCTACTTATTGTCCTGTTACTCTTACTCAAGGACAGTTTGATTCGTTGGTTTCATTTTCTTTCAATGTAGGGCTTGGCACTCTCCAAAGGTCAACCATGCGTCAAAAAGTTTTGCGTGGTGACATGGAGGGTGCTGCCGAGGAACTTTTAAAGTATTGCATGGCGGGTGGCAAAATCCTAAAAGGTTTGCAAAACCGCAGATTAGATGAAAGAGCGCTATTTCTTAGCTAACTTGATAAACACGCTAAAGCTATCAATGGTGTCTTTTTCAAAAGGAAGCACCCCAATGCGTTTTGCGTAGTCATCAAGGGCATCGTTCCAACCCGCATCGTAAGCGGCACACACAGCGTCTATAGAGGCTTCCTGAGCGCCCGTAATGCGTAGCAATGCAACCAAGTCATCTTTTGTCATTGTTTTGCCTCAAGTGTTTACCAGTTAAGCGCATAATCCAACAAGATTGGCAAATCCATTTATGCCCCATGTCAATGCCCCCCTCGGGAGGCTTGGTTTCATCACATTTATTACAATTTCGTAATTTATGAGAAGGCTGATTGCCGCCTAGTCCGATTGGATACATTGCCATTCTCTTTCATTTCTTCCTGAATTGGATTTGACTGTGTTGCCTGTCAATTCTATTAAACCAATGATTTTCATTTCATTGAGCCGCCTAGCTACCTGATTGCCATCTAGCATTGTCAAAGCTGAAATGCCATCTTTGCCTAGTGGCCCGTAAAACTTCAGGCAATTCAAAATAACTTGGTGGTGTTGGGGTGCAACATCTTTTATCGACTCCGCTGCCTCAAACGATGTAAGGGGATCATTTGCACGAACTCTTGGGAATTCGGGCATGGCAAAAATGCGTTTAAATGTTTCTTTATAGTCCATGATGTGTCCTTGTTGGGTGGGGGTACTAACCATTCGTCCGCAAGCAAAATTGCATGGCTTTCCCCCCGTTATTTAAAATGGGATGTCTTCCTCATCCCGTGGCAAACCTTTGTAATCCTCTTTGGGCTTTGGCGTATTTAAGTAAGCCCAACCGTTCCAGCCGCCATCAGGCAAGGGGATGCTATCCAACTTAAGCATTGGGCCGTTCTTAGTCTCAATGACCGATCCAATGGTTTGATAGCGTGATTTTTCCACACCATCTTTGTTTTTGTATTTACCTGAAACAACGGTAATTTCGTAAATTTTAGACATTTTTAATTTCCATAAGTTGAGCAATTTTGATGTCAAGTTCAGTTAAGAATTTAACAATTTCTTCTTCCATCAGTCTGATATACATATTGTCCCGAGGGACACGTTTAACAAACAATTGAAGTTCTGCGGGTAGGCGGTTGTCAAAACTGACAAAATCACACCATGAACGCTCTGTGCAAGCCATTTGAAACTGCATTTGCGTGTTGTACTTGCCTGGCACTGTCTGACTTAACAAAGTCTCAATGTGGGTAGCGGTGTTGGGACATTTGATCTCTAAGAGGCCATCATCCCCCACAAGGCCATCAGGGGACGCACCCGCCATGATTATTGAGGGATGGGGTACAAACCCCACTTCATCCACTAAAACATCGTGTAAAGCCTCATAAGCGGCTCGGGCAAGAGGTTCTGTGTCTGTGCCGTGTTGCATGGCAGCATTGGTAAAACTTTCCCCTTTTTCACCCGTTAGGCGTTCGCACACCAATTGAGCCATGTAGTTGTCACGGGTTGCTGAATAGCCCGTTTTAGTCTTGGCAAGCACATCAGCCACACGGGATGCCGTGACCTTACCAATGCGAGCCTCAAACCATGCGTCCGAGCGTTGTTCAATCATTTCTATCATGTGTTTTTCTCCTTTAATTTTGCTTCAACTTCTTCGGCTATTGCCCACGGGTGTTTAAGCGAAATGCAATACTCTAACTCTTTATCCGTTAACCCAACCCAAGGTTTGTCTTATTCTTGAATATCATCATCTTCTTTGTGTTGTTTCATAATTTCCCTTTTGCGCCACATTAGAGTTTTGCCTTGGCTTTGTCCTTGGCGGCAATAACTTTGCCTTGCCATTCCGTATTGCCATTGCAAGCCCCATAAGCGGCTTTGTAGGCGATTTTTAAAGCGTCTTGGTCGGTAGATGCCTCAATAGCCGCCAAATGGTCTAT